GGCTTTATATTTTTGAATCTGCTTCGTTTTATCCTGAAGAATATCAAGATCCCTTTCCACAGAATCAACATCTGATTCTGTTTCGTATATTGTAGATTCGAGATATTCCATCCGGGCGATCCGATCTTCGAGATCTTCCAGATCCGGAAGGCCTTCGATCTGTTCTTCGTATTGAAGAATATCGGATTCACTCCGGGATAGGGTATCCCGCTCGGATCGGAGAAGCCTTTTGATCCGGGTGAGGGCAGTTTCGATCTGAGTGAAATCGCAAAGCCCATTAATGAATTCTCCCCTCTCCGATGAATTCCATTGAATCATGAAAAGGGGGTCAAGCTGTCGAAGAATATTGATTCTGTTCATCCGGAGGAATGATTCTACTATTTCAGGCGGGCCACCTTTTCCGAAGCCCGTCAATTCTTTCCCATTGAAGATATATGCGTTCAGGGAATTAGTTCTCTTCCGGATCAATTCCCCATCATCGAAGATCCCATGGATGGTTGTTTCCCCACCCCAGAAAGAGCGATACGCATCCCCTGTGGGATTATTATAGAGAAGAAGATCCAGAGCCCGAAGGAGGGATGATTTCCCTACATCTGAATCGCCCGTGATGACATTCACCCCCGGATCGAATTTGATCCTCGTGCTTTTATGGGATTCGAAATTCTGGATGTCGAGTTCTTTGAGAAACATTTTCTTTCCTCTTCGATCTTATGAGTTCATCAAAGATATCCAGAATGATGTGCTGGATGCACTTCATCTGATACCCGCTGTAGATCCGGAAGCATTCTCTTTTGATTATCTCCCCAATCCGCTCCATCTTTTCTTTTGGAAAGGCTGGCCGAAGATACCATTCAAGATCTTGCTTTTTGTAGAAATCAATTCCCAATTCTTTCAGGACAGAATCCCGGATTGATTTCTTGATTCGAAAAAAAATGATGCGTCGGATGATCTCCCGCCCAAAATTTCTCATGCTATAGTTCCTCTTCTATCGATGGAGCATCACCATGGCCGTTTTTGCAAACCCACCCGGAGGGGCTCTCCCATTGGGGATGGAGGCAAATGGAGCAAGTTCTTCCTTCTTTGGGACCCACCTTCTTCATCCAATGGGTCGCGAAGTATCCGGATGATTTCATCACGGCCAAGATTCTCCCGTTTCCATGGGGATCGCGTAGAATGGATTCCAGAGTTTTTGTCCCTTCCATGATCTGCTGTAATTGAACTCGAAGAACATGAGCAAGGCTTGTTCCTACCTGTTTCGTCAATCCATTGAAGAAGATCACATCTTCATCCGATTTTGGGGGAAGCCGAAGATGAACGGGAATCCAAGCGGCTTGCATCAATTCTTTTTTAGTCATTGGGGATTCCCTCCACCGGCCCATATTTGAAGGCCCTGCTTTTGATCCATTGATGTTGGATTTCCTGAATAACCATATCCAGATGGGCGGGGTTTTTGAGCAGATCTATTTCCCGAAGAAAAAATTCTTTTTTATAATGAGAAACAATATCATCTATTCCCGTTCCTTTTATCGCGACGATCATCAATTTCTCTTCTTCGAAAAAGGCATCCGTCTGAAGATAAAGAGAAATCGAATCCGATTTGGTTCGGGATTGAAGATCTTTCAAAATGTCCACAATATCTTTGATTGTGTTTGCTTTCATTTTCTTTTCCCTTTTTTAGAAAGGAATATCATCGGCCCAATCATCCGGAGTTCTTTTCTCATAATTGGGAGCGTATTTTCGTGATTTGTCCGGGGTCTTTTCTTCCTCGCAGATTTCAAAAAAGGCCCTTTGAGTAAAATGGTGCCAATTAATAAAAGCGGCCAATTCGGCCTGCGTGGGATTCCATCCCCTTCCCCTTTTATCAACATACAGATGGAGCTTCTTCACTATCTTCTTCGCTTCCCGTTCATCCACGACAGAATGGATTTTGAATCCGGAAGGAACATGAAAGATAGTGTACGAAGGATTCAAGGGAGGGTTATGATAGAGGGAATGATATCCCCAGTCGCCTCGGATCTTGGCTTTTACTTCTTTGAACATCCATGTATCTGTATGATCAATAACTATCCTGCAGATCTTTTCTTCGAAGATCTTTTTCTCATACCCGAACTTGAATTGCTTTCCTTTTCGACTGATCTTTTTTTTCTGCCGTGATCTCATGCCAGATTCCTCGGAGGAGCAGGTTCGTAGATTCGATGAAGAAGGCCCCGGATGTGGATTCTCCGCAAGGCGCTCTGCATCATGGCCATCTCTGCCCTCCAGTTTTTTCTTTCATGAAAGAATTGGGATCGGCTGTTCCATTGGGTGTTTCCTTTGGGGCCTATCTTTTGGGTGGCCTTTCCTTTTGACACCCAGACCAAACCCCATTTTTCCGGAAGATCTTCCGGAAGGATCAATCCTTTTGGGCACAAATAAAATCGAAAATCCCCCATGCCCATGTGTGGTGATTTTCGAAAGATCTTTTTCCCATCTGATAGGAAATCCCCCCGGGAGGCTTTGCATTCGATCATGATTGATACGCCACCGCGCCATCCAATGACATCCGGAGTTTCATAGTTCTGGGCGGCGCATAATTCTGAAAAAGCAAACCCACATCCCTTGGATTTCAAGAGCCATCGCTCCCCGATCTGAACTAACTTGGAATGGGTCATTGCGCCTCTCCATTGTCAATCATCTTCGCCCGCCAAGCCATTGCTGCTGCATCGGCTCTTCCATCTTTGTACCCCCCGCGGGGGCCGTAGAATTGATCGATCTGATCAGGGAATAAACGACACACGACGTTCTCTACCCGGGCTTTTGGATCTGGGCCATCCGTTTTGGTCAAGAAGCCCTTCTGCCATTGAAGGGGAGTTCTTTCGAGACATGGGATTTTGAAAATAGCGACGGCCATCAGCCACATCCCATAATTCATGCCGAAGGAGAAAGTGGATTTGACCCCTTGGCCTGTTTTGGAAGATACCTTCTCGACCACGGCCAATCTGGGTTCATACTTCCGAAGAAGAAGTTCCATTCGATTTGCCATCCGGGTGATGTTTTTCTTCCGGGGGAAATCTAAAAAAAATAATCGATTCCCAGGAAGGAGAAAACAAAGCGCCCCAGTGGCTCCCGGATCAACCCCAACATAACAGATGATTCTTTTGGTCCTCATTTGATTCCTTCGCTATTCATATTTCGGGCGGCGTTTGAGCTTGACATCATTTTCGATCTTTTTCCAAACAGATCCTACGATTCTCCGGAGCTTTTCCTGTTTGCCTTTTTCTTCTATTTCTTGGATCAACTTCTCCATTCCGAATTCCATCCGGAGTTCTGTTGCGATGATGGTGTTCTTTTTCTTTTTCCAGTGTCCCTGATCGAGCAGATACTCAATGCAGGATTTGGTGTCGTCGACGCCGTATCCTTCGTAAATTGGGAATTGAACAATCCTTCTTTTCCCGGTGATTTTGTTCTTCGATACGTCCGCTTCCACTTGATTTCCGATCACGACCCCTTTGGATTTGATCCCCCCGATCATAGCGAGCCAGATCTCGTGAGTGCAATAGAATTTCAATGCGCGCCCACCCGATCGTGATCTTTTCTTTCCGAATCCAAATTGTTCCACTTTGTCTCGTGTTTGGGAAATGATGATCAGGATAGAATCAGAGTTCTTGAGCTTCTTCTTGATCCCCCTGAGAAGCCCGCTCATTCCCTTTGCCTTCGCCATTCCATAGGAGCCCTTGGCTTCCTTCCCCTTTTTGTACGCCGCCCGCATCTCATCGAATTTCTCTTGATCTTCTTTTGCATCAATCGCATCCAAAGAATCCAGAACGTAGATGAAGGGGCGTTCATCTGGATCTTCAATCGCATCCATGATATTGATCCAGAATTCCTGTATCGTTTCTGAAGGATCGGGGATGCGGATGGGATTTCCTTTTTCATCTTCTTCCCCCGTATCAATCCAATCCGGAGGCTCAACCCGGGAAGCCATTCGTTTCCCGAAGATTTCCTCCATGTCAAATTCATTCGCATTTTCGACATCATCCATGATCAAGCGATGGTTATCGAATAGTGGGTGATTGGCGGCTTCTGCCAGAGCGGAAAGACAAAGGGCCGTTTTCCCAGAGGAAGAATCTCCGATCACATTGATGATCTTTCCTTTGTGGCTCCCCCATCGAGGATTGTCAGTACATGCCAGATTCAGAAGAGTGGAAGGCCATGGAAGAAAATCTCCATCACAATAAAGTTCTTGCGGTTTCGTAGTTGATCTCTTCCTTGTTTGGATCTGCTCTGTGATCTTCTTCTTCTTCGCTTTTTTGGGGCTGGTGGGGCACGCAGCGGCCGGCTTTTTGGTTCTCGCCATTTAAAAATCTCCTGAATTTGTTTTGGTTGATCAAGCGCTTCCCCCGATATCCGCCAACCTGATGGCCCAGATCATTCATATCCATCCACTTGACGATGGTGGGATACGAAACATCTACCCCATACTCTCGGGCGATGATCTGAGCTTCAGCCGGGGTGATGTATTTTTGGGTTCTGTTGATCTTTTTTACCTTTGCCATATGTTTGTTCCTCCCTGCTTGATAGAAGAATGGAGCCCCGAAGATATCTTCGGGACCCCATCACCTCCGAATGGGAAGGCGGAAAAAGAATCATTGACTATTTTTTCTTTTTCTTCTTCCCGCCGGCTTTTTTGGAGGATTTTTCCAGCGAATCAAGAGCGGCTTGGCATGCTTCCCAGACCTCGCATTCATCGCATTCTTCATATTTGTTGCAATCCACGCCGAATTTGTAGTCGTAGGGGCATTCATCATCGGAGGCTTCTTCTTCCTCCTCCTCTTCGCCCTCATCGCCTTCATCGCCTTCCGGCTCTTCTTCCTCCTCTTCCTCCCCGAATTCGTATTCTTCCGCAATAGCCTCCCGAAGATCATCCTCTTCCCAATCTTCGGGATCACCGATCTGGAGATCTTCCTGATGGACCAGCTCCACCATATCATCGAAGCTCAGATCATCCAATTCTTCCTGATCTTCCGGAACGGCTACGCCCTTCTTTTTCTTTTTGGCTTTTTTCTTCGGGGCTTTCTTGGCCGGGGCCGGGGCCTTTTTGGTTTTCTTGGTTTTCTTGGCCGGCTTTTTCGGAGGCTCTTCTTCCTCCTCTTCCTCTTCAGGCTCTTCTTCCTCTTCAGGCTCTTCTTTCTTGGCGGGTTTTTTGCCGGCCGCCTTCTTTTTCTTCAGGGGTTTGCGCTTGGGGGCTTCCCCTTCTCCATCATCTTCGGGATCGGTGGCCGTTTCGAAGAGGATCTTCTCGAGAGATTCATAATCCAGAACCCGAAGAGCTTTGTCCAGATCAACGACGGATTCGAGAATTTCTTCATCGAATTCCTCCCGCTCTTCGAAATCGACCCGGGAGGCCTGCAGGAATTTATTCCGGCCCAATTTCTCCTCGACGAATCGAACGCGCAGGGAATATCCCCCTTCCAGATCAGCGAAGCCGGCCCATTCTTCTTCGCCTTCCCTGATCTCTTCCTCGAGTTTTTTCCCGAAGTTGTGGTATGAAAGGGTCATTAATTGGACATCTCCGCTATCCCCTTTCAGATCGATGATATTGTAGAGTTCCCGCTCCCGTGGCTTCAGGGCCTTGATCTGATCCTCATCGGATTCAGAATCCCGAATCAATTTGGTTCGAAAATCACAGATCGGGCAGGGCTTCTTCAGGGTTTTCAGCGGGCAAACGTAGTTCCGATCTTCCGCGCCGATGCCATAGTGGACCCAGACGGTTCGCTGATACCAGAGATCGCCCTGATCCACTTCCGGATGGGTATCAACCGAGACTTCGTAGGGAAGAACATCGATCAGATTGGTCCCCTTTTTGGGCTGGAAGAATTCAATACCATCTGGGATATTAAGCCACCCACTTCCTCCGCCCTCGCCTTCCCTTTCCTGCGCCCGCTGCCGCGCCTTGTCCCGCATGGAAGCGTGCTTCTTCGTGCCTTTCTTAGTTTTCCTTGCCATTGGTGCTTCTCCTTTGTTTGTGGTTTTTGCCTAATTGGCCTTTGATTTTCTTCCGGGCGGATTTCTTCCGAGCCACATCGCTGAATTTTGCTCCATCCGGAAGAGTGACTGATTTTGGATCACCATACAATTCCCCCAGAGCCATCCTGACGAGATCCTGAAGTGCGGCTTTCTTTTGATGGAGCGAAGATATCGCTGCTTCTATCAGATTGACCTCGAATTCGGCATTGATGAACTTTTTCTTCAATTTGACATGCCGGGGGTGGGTGCGATAATGGGCTTCAATTTCCACCCCCGTCACTTTTTTGTTGCTTTCTTTGAATTCTTTGACGATCTCGGATCGGGCCACTTTTAGATCTTCATGAATATCGGCCATCCTTTTTTTCAGAATGGCTGCTGCTCTTCCATACTTGAACATCAGGGATGATTGCGCGAGCCATTCATCATCGTAGGCATCCTCATCGATGGATAGATCATCCTCATAATCAAAGGCGTCAACATCGAGGTTTGGATCGGGATCGTCAAGGAGCCGATCAATTTCTTCCGAATCCATATCGAAATCATCCGGATCAGGCTTAGCAGTTTGATCGAGATCCTTCTTTCCATCCTTCCCCCTTCTTGGGGGCTGCTTCTTTCCCTTTTTTGAAATCCTCGATCCCTTGCTTATCGTGCGGGCCATTCTTT